GCAGCGCGCCGGGGAAGAAGTCGACAATTCGCAGAGGGTCAGCCGGGAACGGCAGGGCGCGCCAGCGCCGGTCGCGGAAGTTGCGCCAGCCAATCACACACTTGGCGAAGACTTTGCGCTGAAGTCCCGCGCGGTCTTCCTTCTGCCCTGCGTTGACCCACGCGTTGCCGAACTCTTCCAGCGCCTTCGCGTGGCTTTCGGCCTGATCTGGCGTGCGCTCCTTCTCCGGGACAAGCCGAAGAGCGGCAAGCGTCTTTGCGGCCTCTGGGCAAGCCTTGCGCGCCTCGGTGGCTACGCGGTCGTCTGCCGCGGCCATGAGGTCGCCAAGGGCCGCATCGGGGGCCCGTAGCGTGAAGATGGGGCGCGAGTCCTCGGGAAGGTCTGCGGCGCTCGGTGGGGTGAAGTCCCACGTCTCATCTGGGTCGATTCCGAACAGCTCCGGAGGGGTGATGGCGTTCCCCATGGTCTGCGCTCCTTGCGAATTGGTCACCAGGAAACGATTTGGTCGAGGACTGCCTGGCGCACGTCCTCCGCCTTGGATTTGCTGGCCTTGGCCGCTGCGGCAATCTCCTCTCGGAGGCTGTCGGCAACGGCTTCGGCACTGTCCCCGCGGTACGGACCACGGGGGAGCAGATCACCAATGTAAACCCACTTGCGCATCAGTCGAACACGATGGTGACGGCGTCGTCGCCGTTGCCCGTGACACTGGAGCGGTTGGCCCGGAACGTGGTTCCCCACGTCGAGGTCACGCCGCGCGCGTCGTCGGCCAGGCTTTCCTTTTGTGCCCTGGCGAGGTTGATCTTGATGCGGTTGGCCGCAACAGATCCGATGGTCACGGCAACGGCGCCCGTGGTGCCCTTGAAGAGTTGATCCAGCGTCGCCTGCGATGCGGCGGTCATCTTGGCTGGGTCGATGGTGAGCTTGGGATTGCTCGACGCCACGATGCGCTTGAGGTATCCCGTTGCGTCGGAGAGGTCTGTTTCCCACTCGGTGGCCAGCCCGCGGTCGAACGAGAGCGAGTTGGCCTGAACCGAAACGCCTCCATCGGTGATGGTGGTCGAGCGCAACTGAGGGAGGCGCGCAACCGCGTCGTCGTACACGACCGAGGCGACGGGGGTGGAATCTGCGTCTGGGGTTGCCACGGCCTTGCCGGTGAACGTCCAGGAGATCGTCGCGGGCTTTCCGATGGCGTCCGTTGCGATGGTGAACGATCCGAGGCACCCACCGATCACCACGCGGCGCGATGCGGTGCCAGCGTCGTTGATCATCTCCACGCCCATCGTGATGGTGGGGCACGCGTCCGAGTCGACGGTGTAGGTCACGGACGCGCCCGCAGAGACGGTTTCCACCAGGCCGCAGGACTTCAGGAGCAGGCCGTAGCTGGGCGCCGTGCCAGCCGCCGTGCCCGCGTAGGCGTTCGTGGTGAAAGTGACGTTGTACGACTCACCCCAACGGACGGAATCCACGGAGTCGAACGTGATGCCGTCGGGGTTGCGGTCCATGTTCTGGATCTGCGGCACAACGCGGAGGTCGTACACCGGGACTTTGCCGTTGCCCAGGACGAACACGGAAGCAGCGGCGATGGGGGTGCCGGGGGGGGACTCGACAATCGTGAAGAGTCGACGGCGCTTGTGGTGGAAGATTGACATTGCGTGTCGCTCCTTACTGGATGAGACTGTCGAACGTGGTGGAAGTGGTCATGTCGTTGTTTGCGCTCGGAACCTCAATCTCGAACCTCATGGAGGCGCCAGCAATGGCCCCGCCCGCGTTGTCCGTGATTTTGGCAATCTCGAAGTCGCGCGTGGTCGTCGTGTTGCACGTCCCGCCGTTGGAGCGGTCACGCATCACGGCGCGGCGGATGTCGGACAGGAGCGCCATCGCCTGATTGCGCCAGGTCTGGGGGTTGTCACACGGCATCACGGCCTGCACGATCACCTCAACGGCGTCCTTCGTGAAGTCAAAAGGCTCATCCGTGATCGTCGCGCCGCCGTCCGTGTAGACGATCACCTGGGGGAATCCTGCCCCCGTGTCGACCGTCTGATCTTCCTTCATGGCCCGCACCTGGGCGGCGCCAATCGTGAAGTTGTACCCCTTCTGGGCGGTGCATTCGGCCAGCCGGGACGCCATAGAGTCGAGTGCCATCTCCACGCGGGTCTTGGCGTACTCGTAGGATGTCGTGGCCGTGCTGGCGTCCTGGGCGGTCACCACGACGGCGACGGCACCCCCCGTGAACTCGATTCCGTTGCCGTGGTTGCGGGGCGGAATGATGGCCTGGATTGACGTGGCGGACCACACCACAGAAACGGGAATCCCGTCGACAGTGACCGTTCCCGATGTGCCGAACCCGGTGCCGGTGATCGTGACAACCTGGCCACCGAACGCGGACCCCTTGGCCGGGGTGATGCCGGAGATTGCCGCGGCCATCAGGCGCCGCCCTTCGCGAGAGCGGATGCCACGGCGTCGAGACGTGCGGTCAGGCTGGGCATGGATTCTGCCCACAAAGTGGACGCGCCCATGCGCCCCTTGACCGTGACGGACTTCTTGAGGACAAACAGCGGGACGGGGGCAGCTTGCGCCTTCCCCTTGCCGACAAGCGGCTTCCCGAAGAAGATGCCTTTTGCGAAGAACCCGCCCCGGTTGATTGCTTCGGTCGGCGTGATGCGCGCCACGCCTGCCGGGGTCAGATTCCCCGCAATGGGGATCCAAAGGTTTTTCGCCCGCTTGGGGCGGATGGTGCCGCCGAACTCCTGGATGTGCGCGTATTCGCTTCCTGGCCCCTCCGGCTGGACATCGAGAACGATGGCGCCGAGAAGGCGGGAATCGAATGTGCGCGATTTGAAAGACCGAGCAAGGTTGCCGGTGCGCCGCTTGACGCCTGGGCGCCCGGAAAGGCGCTCGGAGACAAGGCGCCGCGTCCAATCCTGGCCGAAGCGCTCCATCTCGCTTTGAGCACCGCGGCGGAACTTGGCACCGTAGTCCCGCAAAGCGGTCGACGCGTTGTCGGTGAGGATGATGTCGGCCCCGATCATGCGAAGCACGTCCAAGGGCGCCGCAGGGGCAGGAGCATGGCCACGACAGCGTCAAGCAGGTCGTAATCCCCGATCCACTGCGTCGAGCCGTTACCGATGTCCGCGGAGGTGCGCCCGGGGGTCTTGCGCCGGGCCCACAGATAGGCTACCTGCATCATGCACGCCTGATCCAGCACGGGGTATGCGGCCAGCAATGACGCGGTGTCCGCAGCCATGCCGCCGACATAGGCTACCTCGATCTGACCAGTGTAGACGCGTAGGTCAGGGATGGCCAGTACGTCCTTTGCGGCGTCCAGCTCGTAGGAGGACGGATCCAACGTGACGGCATCGCGCGCGAACAGGCCAGAGGCCGAATACTTGACGCTGGTGATGGATGTCGCGGGCCCGTTGTGCAGGACGAATCGCCCTGTGCGCGAGACAGATCGGCGTTCGGTCTTCGCCTCGGTCTTCACGGAGCGATTCAGGCTATTCTCCAACGTGGCCGATACCGCCGTGATCATCGCTTGGATGGTCGCATCGTTCGTGGTCGTTGCGGACGGGATGTCCATGTACGCCTTGGCCCGTGCCAGCGTGGTAAAATCAAGCGCCACGGGTGGCCCCGAGACGCTTGCGCCGGAGTTTGGCGGATGCGGCAATCATGTCAAGCGTCATCGTTCGTTCTCCGGTGATTACGGTGTAAAAGATGCTCTCAGGACCGCGACTGGCGCATTCCTTTTCCGGCTTTGACCGAAGCGTCTGGAGCCTCCACAATTTCCCCATGCGATGCGGCATCTTCGGCCATCTCGTTTGGGATCTCGGCAACGCCCGAAGCGTCTGCCTTGTATTCGGTGCCGCCCAAGCTGATGCTGGATCCGGCGATCTTGACGAATGCCATGTTTGCTCCCTGGAAGGAAAGGGCGGGGTGCCCAAAGGATGCCCCGCCCAAGTGGGTCAGGTCCCGTCGCCCTTGCCCGTGGCCACGTTGGTGATCAGACCGAACGCGGGCGGGAAGTAGTTGGCCAGCACCTGTTCGGCGTAGACGCCGATGGGGTAGGTGCGGCTGGTCTGGGGGAACTGGATGGAGTAGTAGTCCCGACGGGTCTTCACTTCGAGGGGGGCACCCACGTTGCTGAACTGGTAGGGGATGCGGGTCGACCGGAACAGGATCCAGGAAGACGGCATGTAGGGATGCACGTTGATCTTGATGATGTCGCCCGTGATGGGGTTCTGGTAGGAACCCACCCGACGCGACACGAGCAGATCGGCGGTGACGCCCTGGGCGGCGGCAGAGTCGGTCAGGCGGATCAGAGGGGCCGATCCGTTGGCCAGCATCAGTTTGTTCATCACCGTGAACATGGTTCCGGAAACCCAGATCTCATCGGGGCCCATCTTGTAGTTGTCCCAGAAGGACGCGAGGGCCGTGTTGATCTCGGTGATGCCCGCAGCGCCGTCGGAGGTCAGGATGGTTCCGGTGCCCGCGGTGCCGGTGGCCAGCTTGAGCGTGTAGGCGCCCGAGCCCGACTTGAAGCACTGGGTCGCCAGGCCGTCGAATGCCAGCGTTTCCTGCGACTTGTCGGCGGTGAACAGCGATCCGCAGTTCTGGTTGCCGGAGTCGGGAAGGGCGGTGATCACCACGGAGTTGATTGTGGTGATGGCCACCAACTTGGTCTGTCCGGTCGCGCCGATGTACCACGCGTAGCCAGCGGCACCAGCCACGGCGGTGACGGACGCCTTGACGACCTGGGCCGACCCGCCGCCGTTCAGGGTGATGGTGGCCTCGGCAGACTTCTGGGCCGCGCCGCCATTGATCGTGACGGTGGTGCCGTCGGCGTTGGTGCGGGAAGCGGCGACAGGGACGCCCGTGGCGCCGACGCTGGATGTGCGCCAGGCCTGGTGGGTCAGGGCCACGCAGACGACGTAGACGGCGCCGTCCGAAAGACCGCCACCCGTAGCAGCCTGGGAAAGGCTGGGGGTGGGGGTGGTGCCGAACGCGACCGAGTTGTTTCCGCCGAGCAGGATCTTCTCTTCCTCGACCATGGTGCCGCGGAGAAGTCCCTCGGTCATGCGGGCCAGCATGTCGTCGAAGCCTTCGGCGGCGCTGCGGGCCTCGTAGGTGAGCGAGTCGTCAAGACCGATGGTCTTGTATGACGCGGTCACGTCGGTGGACGTGGTGGTCACCGATCCGCCGCGCTGGCCTTCGCCAACCAGGCCGACGACGCCAGCGGTGTTGAGGCCGGTGATCGAGCGCCACTGCGTCGACAGACCGCCCTCGCCCTGCACGCGGGGGATCGAGTTGCGGAGGGGGGTCAGAACGGGGTAGAGCTTCTTGGCCGGGGCCTGAAGATCGATGTTGACGAGGTTGTTGCTGGTCGTGATCGACTTGCGCAGCTCGGCGCTGTCGCCAAGAGCCGCCTTCAGCGCGTCGAGGGATTCGTTGGTGCTCATGTTGAGTCCTTCTTAGGAGATGGTGGGATTGGTGAACGCGAGCTTGATGGATGCGCGGACAGCGTCGGGTCCGTCGCTTTCTGCGGCCTTTCGCAAATCGTCCAGGCCGTCAGCCTTGGAGAGGCTGGCGTCGGCGTCCTTGTCAAGCGCGCGCAGGTTGGGGGCGCGGGTCGCCGGAGCGACAGGCGCGAACTTGGTGAGCATGCCCTCGAATGGGCGAACCGCATCGGCCACGGCGCGGCGGATCATGTCCTCCACGTCGGGGGCTGGCTCGGCAGACTTGGCGAGGTCTTCGGCGCCAACGGCCTTTTCGGCATCGTCCTCGTCGCCGTCGGCCTTGCCGTACAGGTCCAGGTAAGCCTTGCAGAGCTTGTGCATGTCCTCGGAGGCGGCGGCGATCTGTTCGCGTGCGGCCTTCTTGCCGGTACGCGCGGCCTTGGTGAGGTCGACAGAGGCGGCCTTCTCGGCTTCCACGGCTTCGGCGACAGCTTCTCCAGCTTCGGACGCCACCGCGATGGCACCTCCGGCCTTCAGTTCGGCCAGCTGTTCTCCGATGTACTTCTCTGCCAGATCGGCAATCATGCCCAGGCAGACCTTGAGGTCTTCGGGGATCATGGACGCATCGCCTTCGCGGACCTTCTCGTCTGCAAGGCTGGTCTGGAGCCAGCGGGCCTCTTCGAGCAGAGAGAGGAATCGTTTGCCCTCCCAAAGCCCCGTCTTCAGTTCGACGGACTCGCCCGCCTTCGCGTCTTCGCTCATGTTGTCTCCCTGGGGAGAGAATCCCCGCTGTTCGGTGGTGCCGTCGCACTTGACGACCTCGTAAAACCCCGCCGTCTGGACGCACGGGCGATCCACAAGGCTGATTTCCTCGACGCGAGGGGTGTACATCTTGATCGCGGCGCCGGAGCTGGTTTCTGTCCACCTGCGCGCGTATCCGCCACCAATGGAGAAGCCGGTGTAGACGCCTTTTTGGACCTTCGCCCAATCCTGATCGTCCACAACCTCGACAACGCCGTCGATGGCCTTGTCGGCCTCCACCACGTCGATGGACACGATCCGTCCGGCTGCGGCGCTCTTCTGGTGCTGGCCGCGCACGTTCCCAAGGCTCTTGCCGTTGCTGGCGTCGCTCTGGGATTGGCTCCAGGTCATGATTGCATCGCGCCCCGTCTCCCAATCCATCATCTCTCCGGATCGGTCAACAATGGATTGCGAGAAGCGGCCATAGACCAGGCGCTTCTCTTCGTCGACCTTGCGGAGCTGGAAAAATGCGTCCATCATGGGGTTTCATCCTTGACGACGGGGATGGTTCGGCACCGGCAATTATGTATGTATATTCCATTGCAGGTGTACATCGATCCGGATGTAACTTGGAGATCATACACATGGCCGCTAAAATCACGAATCTCGATGCTGACGATCTTTGCCGCCGATACATGGCGGGAGAGCCAGAACAGCAGATCGCGAAGCAGTTTGGCGTCAGTCGTCCAACAATCACCCGCATCCTCACGGAGCAAGGCATTCAGCGCAGGGGAATTTCGGAGGCAAATAAGATCCGCCTCGCTCGAATTGGAAAGGATGGACGCAGCAATCTTATCAGCGCATTCCATGCTAAAATCAAAGGAAAGCGCCCGGATGAATTCGCCGAGCGATACGCTGTTGCCCGCCAGAAGTCCAAGAGCCTCGCCAACAAGAGTGAGGATATTTTGGCGGGATTCATTCGTGCCTGCGGGATTGACGTCACTCAACAAAAGGCCGTTGGGATTTACAATCTCGACATCGCCCTTGAAGCTCTTGGCGTCGCCGTGGAAGTCTTCGGGGGCAACTATCATTCGTTCGGAAGTCATGAGAGATCCCACAACACACGATGCGAACGCATCTTCAATGAGGGGCTCAAGCTCTTGGTTGTCTGGACTGACATCAAGCACCCTATCACTAAGGATGGGGCTGATCAGGTAATCGCTATCGCTAAGGTCATGAGCAGCGATCCATCCCCGCGCAGTAAGTACCGGATGATTTACGGTGACGGTCGCGAGGTTCCCAAGATCAGTTCCAAACTCAACGACGGGGCCAGAGTAGAGCGCCTTTGTGGCTCCAACTACGCGCCCGCCCC